TCCTTTTCACCTTTAGCTTCAGGTTCACCAGCTTCATCTACATCTGGCTTTTCATGGGTATAACCCTTTTTAGATAGAGCTTTATGCTCATCTTCGTTTTTAGCTACTTCCTTTTCACCAGTTTCTGGATGGAACATATCGTGTGGATACTTAGCTTCTTCTTTTTTTACTTTACCTTCTAGAACGTCTTTAACTGCGTCAGCAACGTTTAAGGTTTGTTTATCTTGCAATTTCATGGTTTCCTCCTTTATTGCATTACTAACATTCCAGTTATCGCAGCTGCAGATGCAGCCATGACGATCCAGAATAATTTGTTGATTACATTAATGGTAGTAGCATTATTGCGGCATTGCCTTTCTACTTCCTCTAATCTTTTTTGTCCTTCTACCATCATATCCATTTGTTGATGTAGAAATTTCTCCATGCTTTGAATTTTTTCTTCAGCACGAGCTAATGATATAATAGCTTCAGACAATTTGTCTAGCTTATTTTCAATTCTGTTTAATCTATCAGTCTGAGTTTCTCGAGACATATTATGCTTTACCTTCTTTGATTTTGCCTTTAACTAAATCATCAAGGTTGTTATCTAACCAGTCAATGAATTCGTCTTCATCGTCTCCACGAATCTCACCACTGGAACTTGCCCAATTACTAAGTTCAGCTTCTGCTTTTTTAGATAGTTCTAAATTACCACTTTTTTGTGCTTTCTGAAGTTCTTTTTTATGTTTACGAACTATGTCTTGAATTTTTTTACCTTCCGATACAGTATGCTCTTTAAAGTTTTTCATTCCAACATATTTTTGTGTTTCTTTAGTAGTACCAGCCATTGACCCTTGGTATTTACCAATAACATTACCAGAAGAAATATATTTGTCTAGGATTTTTTGTTGTTTAAGGTTAAGCTTCATAGCATTATATAAAGCTTCTTTACGATTAGTAGTACTACCAACATATGCTTTTTTAGATGCGTATATTCTACTAGCTTTTACATCACCAGCAGCCTTACCAACATATTGAGATTTGATTTGACCACGATCTAAATAATCTTTTAGAATTTCTGATTGAATTGGATTTAATTTCATCGCATCACATAGCGATTCATAATTCTTACCCCAAGATTCTGCAACAATTTTTTTAAATGCTTGTGTAGTATCTGATTCATTTGCTAATCTAAGTGCATTAGCCACATTCTGATCTTTAGATAAACCTTTCTTCATCTTTTCAATTTTATTAACTGCGCCAGTCATATTACCACCCATCAATAAAGCTAGCTTTACGGCTTTAGCAATAAGTTCTGGTGGAAATTTTTGATTATATTTTTCTTGCATATTATCCTCTTATACTTTAGCGGCTAGATCTTTATCAGCTCCACCCCATGTTCCTTTTGATTTTGTTGCGAATGAATTGACTCTAGCCAATCCCCATTGTGTTGGATTAGTGCCTGGTCTATGACTAGTTTTCCAAGCCGCATATCCTCTATCGAATACTTTCTTTAATATAGCATAAGGCATTCCAGACTTATCTGCTTTTTTCTTTAAAGCAGCTTTAGCATCAGCTTCTTCTATAGACTGTTTAAAGCTTTTCATTTCACCAAACTTCTTCTTAAAATTCTTAGTATGTTTACTTTCTGGAGCATTAGGCCTTGGTTTATCATGAGCTGCTTTTTGTTTAGCATTCATTTTATCATATGCTTCATCAACTTCATCTAATTTTTCTACTCCATCAAGCCATACTCTTTTCTTGTTTTCGCCTAGTTGTACAATAACATAGTTAGTACCTAGGACTTTAATTGTGCCAACTTCATCAGTTTCTTTTATAACAACTTCGTCGCCAGCTTTAAATAGGTTCCCTTCAATATATTCTTCTCTTCTATCAGAAACCTTTTCTAATTGAACATGTTTTCTAAAGTTTTTTGATTCAGATAAACCCATTCCAGCTCTTACAGCATTGAATAGATCTTCTACTTCTTTAAACGCTTTAGGCATACCTTTTGCGAATGTTTTTAAATCATTATCATTAGCTGCAGCTCTTAATTTAGAAGCTGACATTCCTTCAGCGCCTTCTGCATCTGGATCTCTTTCACCAGCGCTTTTAACAATAATACCATTTTCAAATTGATAGAACCCATGTCTACCTTTGACACCATTGTATTTGTTTAAGAGTTTTTCAAATTCTAATACTCTATCTGAACCTGCAACCATGGTTACTCGAGTAAACCCTTGGTCATACAATTTAACTATTACATCGAAAGGTGTTCTTATACCTTTATCAGCCATGATATTTCTGGCATGTTTAGGAAACATCTTTCTTAAAAATTTTACTTTTAATTTAAAGTCTAATGGATTCTTTTTTGGATCCTGGCTTTGTGTAGGATATATTCTATATTGACTACCACGTGCTAATTTTTTAATAGCATCCATTAACTTTTCATGGCCAATAGTTGGTGGATTGAATCTACCAAAGGCAAATACTATATCACCGCTATCTTCTTTAAGATATAATTTAAACGAATTTACTTTCATAATTTATTTTTCTTTTGCCTGTTCTTTGTTCTTTTTCAATTTAAGTTTATCCGCTTTTTTAACTGCAGGTAATATCTTCTTAGCTATTTTATTTATAGCACCTTTTTTCTTATCAACTTTCTTTTCTAGATCGGTACGAGCGGCGAAACCTAAATCAGCTTTAGATTTGCCTTTGAGGATTTTTTTGATAATAATATCACGAGCTTGTTTTTTAGCTCGAGCTTTTAATTTTTCGGGAGAGGCAAGCTTCTTAGCAGCTTTCTTTTTGCCAAGAGCAATTTTACCTTTATTCTTTTTAAAGGCAGCTTTCATTTTCATGCGCTGAGCCATTGTCATAGCTTCGTCTTGTTGCGCAAATTCTTTAAACGATTTCATCTTATCCTCGGTTATCCCATTAATCAGTTGGGATTTTCCCAACCTTTTATAATATCTTTGCTAAAGTTATTGGCAGAAAATTCTAATCTGTCAACAAGTTTAACTGCTCCACCTTCCATACGATCTATAGCAACAAAACCTTCGGGGTTGGTTACTTTAAATCCGGATTTAGTCTTTACAAACGTCCCAATTTTGTTGAGACTGTTTAGTTTATTTATAATAATTAATTTGCTATCTACAATAAAATTCTGCAAATCGAACACTAATTTCAATTTTTTTTGATTAGATGAGCTAAAAAATGTAAGAACTCTTTCTCTTTTAGCTTCAATTGTAGCCTTTCCTTTAACTGAAGATCTTTTATCAGCTTCTTTATTATATCTTTCATTAACCCAATCAATCATACCTTTTACATGAGCTGTTGTATTTGTTATACGCTCATTTTTTCTGACCTTGGTATTATTATATGTATTGATTAATAAGTTTAATTCTTTATCAGATTCAATTTCTTTAAGTGTTGAAGATGCTATTTTTTTGAATATTTTACCGGCTTCGGATAATCCTTTAGTAACAGCTTCAGTCTCTTTAGCAGTCATAGTAGCAGTTCCAGAAATATCTGGTAATGTTGCATCTACCATCCAAACTTTAGAAGTCTTTTTAAGTTTAGGAACAATCTCTTTTCCAAACTCTGCTCTCATTGTTTCAAATGTAGCACCTTCATAGCCAGTATGCCATACAATACCAATATCAGCTTTAGTTATTTCTTTAGCTAGTGGCGTCCCGACAGGTACAGCATAAACAATAGTATTAGGGTGGAAAGTAACATGTTTAATTCCATTGATTGTCTCCGTTTTAACATCTGATTTATCGAACATAAAATCACCTTGTATAACTCCTGTTATACCTAGATCTTTTAAGTTATCAAACGCTTTTATTAACTTTGAAGATAAATCACCAGAAGTGTCAGCTTTAATATCTTCATGAGATTTGTATACTTTTGGATTAGCATTGAAGATACCCTTTTTAGCAACGAAAAATTTACCATCGCTTGGATCTAATCCTGCAAATATGGCGGGGGCCCCGTCCCACTTGACCGTAACGTCTACTGGTACCTTTGCGTTACCGGAAAGCATATCCCTAAGTGCTCGTAATGCGAGGATAGCCTGGCGGGCCCCCTTAACTCCACCGTCTAATACCAAGTCCTCAATATGTGTCATATGAGTATTCTTAGCTGCGGCCTCTGTTATGAGTTTTCTTTTAAAGCTTAACATTTATTTTTACCTTTAAGTTATTATATCCTTTAATGAGTCTATGGTACATCATCTTTGGTATGTAATAAGTATTATTTTCCTCGAGAAGTATTGGCAAACACCCGTTATATTGTAACTGCCATGCTTGTCCTTCTAATACTTCTATTTCTCTATTTTCT